GGTTAGAGTTTAAAACAACGGCTGATGGTTCTGATAGTACAACAACAAGATTAACAATAGACAGTACAGGTTTAGCTACTTTTGCTGGTAATGTAGAAAGCCCAGAATTAAATTTAAAAAACCCAACTTCTGAAGACACATCGGGAGGCAGAGAATCTCAGGTGGTTTTTAAAGGGTTACAATCAGGCAGTGAAGAAAGTACGCTTGTTAAAATACAAGCTAGTCACGAAGGAACTAGTGATGATGAAAAAGGCCAATTAATAGTCGGCGTTAATGACGGTAACGATGGGGCAAGTCCAACAACGGCAGTAACCATAGCTAGTACAGGAACAGTGACGTTTGCAAAACAACCTGTATTTCCAGATGCGTCCCCCAAAGAATCACGAAATTTCATTGATAATGGAAATATGGAAGTTGCCCAACGAGTTAGCGGTAGTGGTTCGGTATCTTTTGCTGCTGGAGATTACAAAGTCGGAGCGATCGATAGATGGTGGGCGTGGTCAGGAAGTGCAGTAGCATTTGACATAAAAACTGCAACGACTGCACCTACGGGTTTTGGTAATAGTTTACATATTGATATCACTACACCAGATGCAAGTTTAGCCCCGACTGATGCTTTTTATTTAAACCAACAAATAGAAGGACTTAACGTACAGTCGATTAGTAAAGGTACGGCTGGGGCTAAAAAAGTGACAGTATCCTTTTGGGTGCGTTCACCTGAAACCGGCGTACACATTGTTGAGCTAATTGATCGCACCAATTCACGACAATGCAGTCAATCCTATACAATCGCCTCGGCAGATACCTTCGAATATCATAGCGTAACTTTTCCCGCAGATACGACGGGATCGCTGTCGAATACAGCGGTAAGAGCACTGTCTTTATTGTTTTGGTTAGCGGCTGGAAGTAATTACACAAGTGGTAGTGCGTTAGGAACAACTTGGCACACAGACACAAACACACGAGCCAAAGGGCAAGTGAATGTCGGTGAGGACGGAGCTAATAATTTTTACATTACTGGAGTGCAAATGGAAACTGGAGACACTGCAACCCCATTTGTTTCAGAAAGTTTTCAAGAAAATTTAGCTAAGTGTCAAAGATATTTTGAACGATTTAATACTTACTGGTATCAACGTGCAGGAAATAGTTATGCGACTAATGTTTCTGTCGGACACAACTTTGATTTCAAGGTAGAAAAAAGAGCTACAGTAACTCCCACAATACCTAACGGTTTAGGATCATCTTCTGGAAATATAGGTGTTACAACTAATACTGGAAACTATGCTTCTACTCAACCAAGCAGTTTTTCTCATGTGAGTACGTCATCAATGTCAGTAATTTATTTTGGCACAGGTAGTGGGGTGGCTGGGTTAACGTCAGGCAGTATCACTATGCTGTTCACCAACGGCTCAACAGTAGTCGATTTTGATGCGGAGATGTCTTAATTATGAAAATAGAAAATGCAAAATATCATAAACTTCCAGTGCCTACTGGTGATGGCGAATTAATAAGTATTAGTTGCAAAGTAGATGGGGTGCTGGCTGCTGTTCCACTTGATAAAAATAATTACCACTATGAAGAAATTTTGCGACAAGTAGATGCAGGCAAATTAACAATAGCTGATGCTGAATGAATGGAATATTACGAAGGAGGAGCAATAGTTGTTGTACTAGGTATGGTAGGAGGAATGTGGGTTTTTCTCCAGAAACTTATTACATCAAAGTTAAAAGAGTTATATGAAATATTAGTTAAGTTAATTGATCGATTTAATAAAGCTGATGATTCAGCAGATAGACGGCATGAGTTATTAGTAGAGGAGATTGATCAGTTAAAAGAACAAGTAAGTCAGTTAAGGGAAAAAATAAGTTTTTTACAAGGAAGGATAAACGGTAAAAGTGTGCAGTAATGGTAGAACCGCTCAGTGTTCTTGCGGCAATCAAAGTATGTTCGAGTGCTGTAAAACAAGTAAAAAATCTGGTGGAGCAAGGTGCAGAAATACATCAGTGTGCTCAACATATAGGTAAATTCTTTGCAGCAAAACAGGATATTGAAAAAGCCAAAGCACAAGCAGAAAATCCGCCAATATGGAAAAAAGTATTAAAACCAGAGTCCGCACAAGCTGAAGCAATAGAAGCAGTAATACAAAGGAAGCGTTCTATTGAGTTAATGGTAGACTTACATAGGACGTTAAAAATGCGTTATGGGGCAGATATTTGGACTGAGATAGTAGCAGAACAACGAAAAATTGAAGCAGAACGACAACGGTTATACTATGCTAGAAAAGAATTTATACGCAAATGGACAGAAGGTATATTAATCGTTTTAGCGTGTATTTTAAGTGTAGGATTACTACTTTTATTTATTTATATTGCAATGAACCGAGAGCAATAATATGGCAATAGACCCAAAATACGATATAACACAACCATTAGATGACCCACAAGATTATTCTAGTATGTCTAGCAATGTTTTATTTGGTAACGAAATGCGTGACAGGCCGAATAATTCAATCATGATGCCTAGGCAAGGAGGAGTATTGGGTGGTGATAGTAATGTAGGAATGTTAGGTGCAGAAAATGCAGCCGCACAAGCCAAACGAATTTTTGATGAAGGGCAAATGCGTGATAGGGAGAGCATAGAACGATTACGAGCTAATATAGGTCGTACAGAGAAATTTTTAGCTGATACACCGCCACCTCGTGCATATACCAGAGCCGATGCGTTAATTGACCGTTTAAGAGCGTTTGGTACAGGTCGTGGCGGTTCTAAAACACGCAGAATATTTGATTCTTTAAATCGTGGTCGTCAAATGTCTCAGGAAAATGCGTTATTACGTCGTCAACAAACGAGTGATTACTTAGGTTCTCAATCTCAATTAATGGAAGGTTATAACCAATTATCGGGATTAAAAAACCAAATAGGGCAAAACCAAATAGTATCAAACTGGATTGATACATTACCAAATGCACAACTTAGAGCATTATATTATGGAAACCCAGAGTTAGCCCGTGATGAAATGATAAAAAGTTTTGCATCGCCAACTGCTTTAACCCCACAAAAAACAACCAAAGTATTATCGCGAGAAGCGTTATTACGTTTAACTGACTCTGATCTTCAATTTATGGGTGTAGATAGAACAGCGATAAAGGAACAGCCACAAGGTAGTTTTTTTGAATTTGGGTTTAAACCAGGAACTACATTTAACGAAAGGGGTATCCCTACGCTATATAATAGTTTACAGACATTTGAACAACAAATTCCATCAGAGGCACGAGTAACTAGTCAATTAGAAGATCCTTTTTCTCAAGCAGTAGGTAAAATAACTCCCAAAACGGGAGTATATGTAATACAAAATGAAGGACTTGATCGAGAAATAGAAATGATTACATCTACTGGAGAGAAAAAAATAGTTAAATTAAGTGATGTAGTAGAAGCTGGAGATATTATTGATAAACAAAGTACAGAAAAACAAGGTGTAGGTATAATGGTGAAAGACCCTGAGAATCCTGCTAAAACAGGATTTATAAGGTTTGTAAAAGGCACTATGACACCATCTACAGTATCTCAAATAGGTGAAGGTTTATTAAGTGGCGAACAAATAGTTACAAGAATAGATGAACTAGTAGAAGACAATACGAGCATAGAAACATTATTGAAGTATATGGAAGTCAGACAAAGGTCTCCAGTGGGATTTAGGGGTTTGGTGTCGGATCTTACGGCAGCAATGTCAACATTTGTTCAAGATGATCCAAATATAAGAAATTTAAGTGAAGAACAATTATCGTCAGCACAAGGTAGAGCATTACTACAAGGTTTAATTGGTCGTATGAGACTAGAAGTAGTAGGCGGTGGCGTAATGACAGAACAAGATGCGTTAAGAATAATTCAAGCTCTAGGTGGAGATTGGAACGCATTTCAAGATCCTCAAAAGGTAGCAAGAGCTATTGGTGATGTGTTAAAACGAAAAATGAGGGGATACAATAAAAAGCACAAAACATTATCTAAACAAATAGATGCTAGTAATCGGTTTAGACCGCTTATGCAATTTGAAGTGCCACAGTTAATAACATTAGACGAAACAACATTTGATTTTGAATT